CATCAGCTCTGGCTATCTCCAAATCAAGGGGGATGGTCGCAACATTTACACCGGCATCTGGCCGATTTACGACAAACCCAGCGCGACGCGAATTCGCTTCCTCATGTCGATTGCTGGCGGGTCGACGCTCGTGCCCCCAGCATCCGCTGTTGCTGGAAACTCCACCTCGCAGACGGTTGCAACCCCTGGCGTATTCTCGCAGAACGCTCACGGGTACGTTGCAGGGCAGCCAGTGCGGTTGAGCGGGGCAGTCCCTGGCGGGTTTGCTGCTGGCACTGTCTACTACGTCATCAAGGCCGGGCTGACAGCGAATACCTACCAGCTGGCTGACTCCCCGTTTGCGGCGAGCGGTAAACAGGTCACTGCAAGCGCTGCAACAACCGTGACGCCGATGCTCATCGGAGCCGCTGCTGACGGCAACATCAGCATCATCGGCGGCGGTACGCTTGATATGCAGTACGGAACAGAAGCCTTCACGGAATCGAACGACTGGCAAGACCATGCAGTTGTGCTGCGTCGTGTCCGTTCCCCACGAGTTGATCTGTCCGTGCGTTCCGCTCGCAAATACTGTGTGATGATGCAGGACGTCTGGAAGCCTCACGTGATGGCGCTGGACGCCGCCACCGGCAGCGACGGTGTGCACGTCTACGGTCCCGCCTGGGACCCGCTGATCGAGAACGTGACCGGGACTTATGGCGACGACCCGGCGGTGTTCCAGCCTGTTGATGGGTACATGTACCCGCAGTACATGCTGGGTACGGGCTTTGACCTCGGCGGCGACTTCCACGGCGGGACGATGCGCAATATCCGCCCGCGCCATTCGCACAACACCGCTGCGGCTGTGATTTATCCTAACGGCAATCTCGGCGGAGGCGCTAACGCAGTGATCTACCGTATGCGCGGACAAATTCTGGTCGACGGTGTGGGTATCGAAACTCCAGATGGCTTCAACGGCGCGAACTTCCAGGGCTGGGATGCCGTGGGGGTCGGAAACGGTTACGTGCAGGTCGCCGGTCGAATCGAATCCCTCGTCGTTCGCAATGCCTACGGAACAACTCGACTGAATAATGACGGCGGTGGTACAAGTCTGGATATTGGGTCGGTTTCATTCTACGACCTTGTAGGGGACCTGTTCTATGGCGATGGCTGCGAAATCAGCGTGAATTACGCCAACATCGACCAGTTGACCATCAACGGCGCACGACACAGTCCGTATACTGGTGGCGGGCTTGTCACGCTGTACGGCGCACAGGCAGTCATCGGTGTGCTGAACTTCAACAACACGCAGGCAGGGAATCCGAACGCCACCGGCACTTGCTACCTGCTGCAGACCGCTGGAGCCCCGACGGTCAAAGAGATCAACTTCAATGACGTCATCCTGGCCACGAATGGGCAAGCTATGGGCCCAGGTAGTTTCACCGGCATCCCAACCATCAACTTTAAGGGCGGTGTTGGCGACGGCTACAAGGTGCTGATCGAGCAGGACAATAACACCCGTTCGCTGGATATCAACATCGCCGGTTTCCGCTCCATCAGCCCGACCGTTGGCATGTTTAACTTCTACGGCGCGGATTCGGGTAAGACAGCCAACGTGCGGTTCCGCGTTTCCGGTCTTGTGAACAACAGCAATACATTCGCTAACATGACCGGGGCGAACTTTACTGTCTACAATCCTGACGGTTCGATGCCGGTGGACTTGACTAAGTTGGCGCGTTCAGCTGCGCAAACGGCAGTGCACAACGGGGGTACGGCAGCTGGAACTATCGTTGCAAACAACCTCTGCGTCTGCGATGCAACTAACGCGGCCAATAGCTGGAAGCAGCTGAGCAACACCGCTCTCGTCTATTGATTGGCGCTTTACCTCTGAGCACACTGCGCATCATGACCGAGCAACAGCAAGTTCAACGCGCACGCGAAGCATCCCTTGTGCTCGATAACCCGGCCTATCAGGAGGCGATGAGCCAACTCAAGGCCCAGGTGATCGCGCAGTGGAAAGAATGCCCGGTGCGTGACCGGGAGGGGCAGTTGCTGCTTCTCCAGCTTGCCAAGCTAACAGACAAGTTTGAAGCGATGCTGACCGGCATGGTGGAGACGGGGAAACTCGCTCAACACCGCATTGATCTGGATCGTGAGCGTAACGAGAGCAAGGCAAGCCGCTTTCTGCGCAAGGTGAGTTAAGGCGATCACCCGCCATTTTGCGAACGCAGCGATGCGCCGCGCTACCGCCCTGGTGACTTGAGGGCGCAGCAAAGACTTGAGAGAGAGCGACATGAGCGGACACGCAGACACTGCACCCGATTCACTGAGCGATTTGGCTTCATTCCTTGGCGAGACTCCCGACGCGGAATCGCCTGACGAGGACATGGAGCACGATGAATCCGACGATTCCACCGCCGAGGGCGACACGGAAGACGAGGAAAGCGACGGACAGGAAGAGTCTGATGACGATGAGTCTGATGACGAAGAAGCCGAAGACACGCCTGCACCCGAGCGCAAATTGAAAGTCACCGTCAAAGGTGATGACGGCACGGATCAGGAAATCGAGGTGGACGAAGCCGAGGTTGTGAAGGGCTACCAGCGCCAAGCGGACTACACCCGCAAGACGCAGGAGCTTGCACAGCGCGAGCATCAAGCCGTCGAAATCCTGAAAGCGAAACATGACGAGTTCGCGCAAGACTACCTGTCGAAAGCGGAGGCCAGTCGGGCCGCAATCGTTCAGCTTGCGGGACTCAAGGGTGAGGACGAGATGGCGCAGCTTGCGCAATCCGACCCTGCCGCGTGGGTAGCAGAAAACCAGCGCCGCCAATCTATCGTGGCTGTCCTGGGTCAGTTGGATCAGCAGATTTCCGCCGAGCGTCAAGAGATTGAGCGTCGGCAGGCTGAAGCGATGCAGCAAGCCCGCACGGATATGTTCCAGCGCACCTGGGCAGAACTCCAAAAGGATGGCATCGACCGCGAGAAGTTGGGCAAAGCCTATTCGGACGTATCGAAAACCTACGGGTTCAGCAGCGATGAGCTGGCCCAGGTGCTCGACCACCGTCAGGTGCGCGTGATGCTGGACGCGCTGGCCTACCGTCAACTGAAGGAGCAGAAAGCTGTCGTTCAGAAGAAGGTGGATGCCGCGCCCAAGCTGCCCCAAAAAGCTACGCCGACTGTCAAAGACCGCAAGAGTCAACAGCTGGAGGGCCGCTTTAAGGGTGGTCGCGCCAAGCTCAACGACCTTGCTTCCTATTTGCGTTAACAGGAGCATGAATCATGACTGTGCCAACCAATCTTTACCAGAAAGCCTCTCTCAAGGGCGACCGCGAAGACCTGATCGACAAGATCTACAACACGTCCCCCACCGAAACCCCGGTGCTGTCTGCCGTGGGCCGCGTGAGCGCCACCAACACGTACCACGAGTGGCAACGTGACGCCCTGGCGACCGCCAACAAGGACAACGCGCTGATCGATGGCGACGATGTGACCCTGGACGCGCAGACCGCGACCGAGCGTGTGGGCAACTACATGCAGATCTTTGCGAAGAAGCCTGGCGTGTCCCGCCGTGCCAACATCGTCAAGAAGGCCGGTCGTGGCTCTGAGCTGGCTTACATCAAAGCCAAGTCGATGCTGGAAATCAAGCGCGACATTGAGGCCATGATTGTGTCGGCCAACGCTGCTGTCGCTCCAACCACTGCGGTGGCGGGCAAGTCGGGCGGCTTGGGTGTGCAGAACAACGCCAACACCGAACACGGTGCGGGTGGTTCGACTGCTGCGTGGACCTCTGGCGCCCCAACCGTGGCCCCGACTGCGGGCACGGGCCGCGCCTTCACTGAAGCGCTGCTGAAGTCCGCTGTTCAGAAGACCTACATTGCCTCGGGTGAAGTCCCGCGCATGGTCATCATGAGCCCGAACCACAAGGGTGTGTTCTCTGGCTTCGCGGGTATCGCGGTCAACCGCTATCAGGTGAGCAAGAAGGAACAGGGCCGCATCATCGGTGGTGCTGACGTGTACATGTCCGACTTCGGCGAGCTGGAGATCGTGCCTCACTACCTGATGGCCGGTTCGACCGACGTGCATCTTTGCAACACAGATTACGCAGAGGTAGCGTACTTGGATGGGTTCCGTACCGAGGAACTTGGCAAGAATGGAGATTCGGAGCGCGTGCTGGTGACTGCCGACTGCGGCCTAGCCATTCGTGCGCCTAAAGCTTTTGCCAAGATTTCGGACTTGACCGGCGGCTAAGGCGCTGGCTGAGTGAGCTGACCTCACGGGAGGCTCACGCACACCACAAGGGGGCTTCGGCCCCCTTTTCTTTTGCGCTTTACCCGTTTGGATGATCTGTGCATCACATCCAACGCTGGGAAAGCGACGATGACGCCGGTCGAATCATTCGAGATTGACGAGGGCACCGACCAGTACGGTGTTCACACCCGCCTGATCTATCAGGGCGACGAGGTGATCAAGCACACCTCGCAGGACTGCGCCCCGATCCTTGAGTTTGCCAAGGAGAAGCGCAACGCGACAGCCGGGGAGCGATGGGGCGAAATGCGCCACGTCGCCACGATCCCCATGCACATCTACGCCGACATCTTGCAGATTCAAGACCAGAACGAGCGCAAGAAGAAGGTGCGCGAGTACGTGCAGGCGAACCCGGCATTTGCCACCTTTGACGCGTACCTCAAGCGATGAACTACACCGACCTCAAGGCCGAGGTGGCGCGGTATCTGCACCGCACCGACCTGACAAGCCAGATCCCCACGTTCATCGGCATGGCTGAGGCTGCGCTTTTTCGTGAACTGAACATCCGCGACCTGCAAACCACGGCCACGCTGACCATGGCTGGTGAGTTTGCGCCCCTGCCTGTGGACTTCGGAACGCTGGTCAAGCTGGAAGGCGTGGTTGGCGGAACGACCTACGCGCTGGACTACCAAAGCAAGCCAGAGCGCAACGCAGACCCAAGCGCATCGCCTACGGTCTACGCTTTCGAGTCTGGGCAGATTCGCGTCTATGGCGCGGGTGATGGCGTCACCTTCACGCTGCATTACACGCCCAAGGTCGAAGCCTTGAGCGCAACCAATGCCGACAACTGGCTATCGGTCAACGCCCCCGATCTGTACCTTTTCGCCTCATGCCTTGAGGGTGCCAAGTACATCCGGGCCGGTGATCTGGCTCAGGCTTTGACGGTGATGGTTGCCGAGAAGATGGAGGCCGTTCGCCGCTTCATCGAGCGCAAGACCCTGCCGAGCAATTCTGGATTGCAGATCAAGGTGCGCCGTGGATAAGCTGCTGGGGTTCTCTCCTGACGTTGACCCAACGACCCCTGGCGTGATGCTAGATGTGGTCGATATGGTGCCGTGTGAAAGCGGAATGAAGGGCGCCCCAAGCCCGCAGAACGCAACGGGAGCCCCCGTGCTGGCGTCGCCCTGCATCGGCGCTGCGGTGGTCACGAAGCTGGACGACACGCGGCGCATCTTCGCCGGGACGGCCGGCAAGCTGTACGAGCTTTCAGCGGGGGCCTGGGCGGACGTGTCCGGCGCGGCATACGCTGGCGGTGCGGATACCCGGTGGAGCTTTGCGCAGTTCGGGGATTCCACGCTCGCGGCCAACCTTGCCGATTCAATCCAGCGATCCGCAGGCTCAGGGGCATTCGCAAGCATCGCAGGCGCACCCAAGGCCAAGGTGATATTCGCCGTGCAGGGCTTTGTGATGGCGCTGCATACCAATGACGCTGGGTTCGGAAACAATCCTGACCGCTGGTGGTGCAGCGCGGCATTCAATGACGCAGATTGGACGCCATCCACGACCACCCAGGCCACTACAGGCCGGCTGGTGAGCGCGCCAGGTCGATTGACGGCTGGCGGCAAGCTCGGTGATTACGCCGTAGCCTACAAAGAGCGCGCAATCTACTTGGGGCAGTACATCGGCGCCCCGGCTGTATGGGACTGGCAAGAGGTTCCGGGTGGCGAGGCCGGATGCGTCGGGCAGGAAGCCTGGTGTGATATCGGTGGCGCCCACTTCGTCGTCGGCATTGACAACTTCTGGCTTTTCGATGGGTCGCGGCCAACCAAGATTGGCAACGGTGTCGTGCGCGACTGGTTCTATGCGAACTCAAACCCGCAGGTTCGGGAGCGCATCCGCTGCGCCTATGACAAGCAGGCCGGGTTGGTGTGGGTGTTCTTCCCATCG